GGGTAAAGTTCATAGTCAACGAAACGGTTCCACCATCTCGAAAACCTGTAATAAACTCACGGAATCCACCAACAGAATCTAAAGAAGTCACATCAATGAAATCCCTGGTCATAGAAGGACCCGAAATACTGTTAATCTCCGCTATCTTTTCCCAAACGGAACCAGACCAGCGTTGAAATACAGTTCCTACTCCTGAAATAGCATTGCTACTACCTGCTACACATCCCATAGTAATTTACCTCCTTTGTAAATAAAAGTTAATAATAAATCGCACCCTTTGATTCTTGTCATAGTCCAAAAGAGCCGGACCACTTGAACAACGAATTAAGGTATATAGAGCACCATTCCACGTCTCATTTGCCCGGCCGTGAAGAATGTTCTTTATATTGGTAATCACATTCCAACCTTCCAAATACTCATTAGCACGTACACGTATTTGAATAGTTGGGTATTCATAGACTTCATTTCTGTCTAAAGTTAATTGAGGACCCATTACGCCTGTTTCAAATATTGAAATAACATTTTGTGGTTCCGCAGGTTCTTTTCCTATGTGAATAGGAAACAGTTCCAACACACAAGATGAATCTTCTTGAGCAAAATACTCAATCATCTGTTTAATATCTACTGAAGGTGCATTCATAATTTTATTATTTTACACTTGCTTCATCTGCGATAATATCTAACATTTCTTTTTTATCTGTATTCAAATGTATTTCAAACCATTTAGCACGAGAACCTTGTCTTGTCCATTTTACAACGCCATACGGAGGTTGTGTCATTTCATGAACATAAGCTGCATAATTTGCCGTATAACCAATTTTAATCTGTGGATTCTCTGGACTGTTATTATGATCAACTACTCTCCAAGAATTGTGTAAGACACCTGTATCAACAGGAACTAAAGGTTCATAAGTTTCCATATTATATTGGAGTTTAGCGGCAGCCATTTTCAATCCTGCAACCGTGCGTTTCCGCATATTGGTAATCTCACGATTAAGGTTATCCCTAACTTGACGCATTCCAGTAAGACGAACATAAATACCTGCACTATTATTCATTCGTGCTATGTTTGTACCAGGAAAATAATTTACAGCCATTTTACAGATTTATTTACCTTGATCATATAACCAAGCAGTTCTTACAAATTCATCAGTTTTACGTACCATAGGAATTCTATCAAACCTATGTATAATGTATGCGGTTGGAATCTCTTTTGGTTTACTTGTATCATACCCACTTAAACTTGCAAGAGTACCACGATACAAATATCCTTGCAAATCTAAATCCTGTAAGACAAGAACACTTGCTTTGGATAATAACAAGTTTCCAGGAAACCCAGTACTAAACCAACCTATATCCACTTCGCTCTTTTCTTCCCAACGACATTTAATTTCTACAGGTGTGTCAAAGGTAAACCCACCGTACCCATCATTTTGTGGATTCCCCCAATAAACGGCTGTTTCGACACAGAACCGTTTTGCTACCTTTTCAATTCCTTTACCAGACGGAGTCGTTAGTGCCATTTTTAATCAAAATTAGGTATTGCTTTTGTCCAAGCAAAAGATTTACCTTTTGCTATTGAATTCAATGTACCAGAACTATCTAATGTTACAGCCATCTGTCCATAGGTCGTTCCTAACAATCCTTCTCCCCATTTACCAGCCCATTCAATCATTGCAGTACCTGCCTGTTCCTTTTTGGATTGTCTTTCACGTGTTGAGACAATCATATGGGCAGACATCCACATTTCTATCTGGGTTAATAATTCTGTGCTTAATCCTTTCGTACCAAGCAAGGCTGTTACGAAAACATTTGCACTATTTATGAAACCTTCAATAACGTCTTCATCTAAATCAGTATCATCAAGAATATTTGTTACAGCATCAATCGTTGTTCTCATACGGCTACCTCCCTACTTTTATTTAATAACGGATCAATTATACTTGGAATTGTATTATTCCACTTTAGTCCAAGCCATTCGATTGTTTCATAAATTTGTTGATAATCTCCCGTAACCATTCGTTCCGGCCATATAATACGGCAATTCAAACCAGCTTCGATCATTTGTACAAAACGTTTTTCATACTGGTGTACCCACCATAACCACGCTTGTTCTTCAGTTTCAAATAAAAACTCATTACGTATTACAGGGTCTTTAAAAACACGCATATATCCGGTTTTAATACAGGATTGAATAACATCTCCGGTACGACGACGAACAATCAACCACTTTGCGTCAGGATAAGCATAGTTCCAAACAGGCCATAAACGGGTCAAACCACTATGTTTAACCATCCAAGGCTTTCCTAAGCCTTTTTGGGCTACCAAAACCCCGTTAATACTTTTACCCCAATTAACCGGAATTTGCAACGTATCAACGTCTGGTAGCCCAATAGGACTTAAATTTAACAACTCGTTGTTAAACCCTACGATAGTTTGATTTTCAAACATATTATTACAATAGCCCGACCATACACCACAAAGATCAAGTATTCTTGCAATCAACGTACTACCTGAACGTTCAACTCCTGTTATTAAAATTGGGTTATTTCTCATTGTACGTAATATTTATAATCATCACCAAGCAATTCTTTTAATGTTCTAAGGTCAGAATCAAGTGTAACATTATTCATACGGTGTCCTATACCAATTCCAGCCCTTCCCGGTAAACCTTTAATGCCTACGGATAAAGGTTGTCCATCAAAAACATTTTTATTAATAGAACGTTTAAAAAATTCAATATCAATAAACTTATTAGTTAAACAGGTTTCAAGAATATCTAAAGCATTTATGGTAAAACACGTTTGAAAAAGACTTGCGTGATTTTTATTAAAATTATTCTTATAAACTAAACGATTAACATCATAATAAATTGTATTACCTTGTCCTACAAGATCGTAAGAACCTAAACGATTTAATGTTTCTTCAATATAAATAGGCTTGTAATAATCATCATCTTCAATTACAAAAATAGCATCAACCCAACTACGTGGAAAATGACGTACCGCATTTATTCCTACCGCAAGATTTCTACCCTGTGTATTCATCCCAAGTGTCCACGAAGGAACAGGATATTTCTTTATAATAGTCCAATTATCCTTAAATGTATCAGTAAGTGAATCGGTGGTCGTAGGGAAACAATCGTCAATAACAATCCAAAATACCCGACCTTTGTAAGTCTGATTCTGCATCCATCTCATACACAGTTCAAACTGTTTTGGACGACCTCCTGTCGGTGTAATTAAAACTATCATTAGTTATGTACAAATAAAGGTTTTTCAATTTTAATTGACTGCATACCATTATTATCTGATATTCTCTTACATTCCTCTATATAAATTCCATCTGCATTGTGTACAATTTCATTAAAACCTGCTTTTTTCGCTACACTTGCAAGCACAATAAAAGAACCAC